ATACCGGTATACACCAGATGGCGGCAAGGAGAAAGCCATCAACCATCCATTGTACAACCTGCTTCATGATGCCCCTAATCCGGAGATGACGAGTTTCATCTTCCGGGAAACGCTCATGAGCCATCTGCTGTTATGGGGCAATGCCTATGCACAGATTATCCGGAACGGCACCGGGCAGCCGATTGCACTGTACCCGCTGCTGCCCAGCAAGATGGATGTCAGCCGGGCCGCGAACGGTCAGCTTATCTATACCTACTCCAAGGACTCGGACGAGTTCGGTGCGGATAACCGCTGCCAGCAGATTGTCCTGTCGCAGGATGAGGTGCTGCATGTTCCGGGACTTGGGTTTGACGGACTCATCGGCTACAGCCAAATTGCCATGGCCAAGAATGCCATCGGTATGTCGCTGGCAGCCGAGCAGTACGGCGCATTATTCTTCGCCAATGGTGCTACACCGGGCGGTATCTTGGAGCATCCGGGCATCGTGAAGGATCCGGTCAAGCTGCGGGAAAGCTGGCATGCCCAATTTTCCGGCACGAACCGGCACAATGTAGCCGTGTTGGAGGAAGGCATGACCTTCCAGCAGCTATCTATCCCGCCGGATCAGGCGCAGTTCCTTGAGACGCGAAAGTTCCAGATCGACGAAATCGCCCGTATCTTCCGGGTGCCGCCGCATATGGTCGGGGATCTGGAAAAGTCCACCTTCTCCAATATCGAACAGCAGTCGCTGGAATTTGTCAAATATACCTTGAATCCCTGGTGCGTCCGCTGGGAACAGGCCATGAACCAGCAGTTGGTGCTGCCGTCGGAACGCTCGCAGGTCTTTACGAAGTTTAATGTGGACGGTCTGCTGCGCGGCGACTACCAGAGCCGAATGAACGGGTATGCGATCGGCAGGCAGAACGGCTGGCTCTCCGCCAACGACATCCGGGAGCTTGAGGATATGAATCACATTCCTGCCGAACAGGGCGGCGATACGTATCTGGTCAACGGCAATATGCTGCCGCTGGACAAGGCAGGAAAATTTTATACCGAAAGCGAGGGGAAAAACCCATGAAGAAATTCTGGAACTGGAATACCGATGACGATACCGGACGCATCCTTACCATTGACGGTACCATTGCCGAGGAAAGCTGGTTCGATGACGAGATAACGCCGAAGCTGTTTAAAAACGAGCTGACATCCGGACAGGGCAATGTCACCTTGTGGCTGAATTCGCCCGGCGGCGACTGCGTAGCAGCCAGCCAGATCTATGCCATGCTGATGGATTATACCGGACAGGTCCACGTCAATATCGACGGGATTGCGGCTTCGGCAGCCTCCGTGATTGCCATGGCAGGCACGACCGTCAATATGGCACCGACTGCGCTGATGATGATCCACAATCCGTTCACGATCGCCATGGGCGACACCGATGAAATGGAACGGGCCATCTCTATGCTGTCCGAGGTCAAGGAATCCATTATCAATGCCTATGAATTAAAGACCGGCCTTTCCCGCACCCAATTATCCCATCTGATGGATGCCGAGACCTGGATGAATGCAGGAAAAGCAATCGAGCTTGGTTTTGCCGACAACATCTTAACCGATAGTGATAGTAAACAAATGCATGATGCTGCCAGTATGGGAAGCTATTCCTTTTCCCGGCGGCAGGTCACCAATGCATTACTCAATAAGGCCATCGCCAAGCAGACCAAGCCAACACCGGCAGCAAACAAAACAACTATATCCGTAGCGTCGCTGCAGCAGCGGCTGTCGCTCTTAACACATTAAATGGAGGTACCAATATGAGTAAATTATTAGAACTGCAGGAAAAACGCGCCAACATCTGGGAGCAGGCCAAGGCCTTCCTGGATGAAAAGCAGGCAGCCGGTGACACGCTTTCCACCGAGGATGCCGCTATGTATGACAAGATGGAAACCGATGTCATGGCACTGGGCAAGGAAATCGACCGACTGAAGACGCAGGCTGCCATTGATCTCGAATTAAGCAAACCGACTTCAACCGCTATCGTCAACAAGCCTGCAAAACAAGATACAATGAAGCATGGCAGGTTCAGTGATGCCTATGCACCCGCATTTTGGGACAGCATGCGCGGCAAGTCCCGTCCGGAAATCCGCAACACCTTAAAGGAAGGGGCCGATCCCCAAGGCGGCTACCTCGTACCGGACGAGTTCGAACGGACGCTGATCCAGATGCTGGCCGAGGAAAATGTGCTGCGCTCCCTTGCCCATGTGATCCAGACTGCAAGCGGCGACCATAAGATTCCGGTCGTTGCCAGCGAAGGAACCGCTGCATGGACGGATGAAGAAGCCGCCTACACTGAAAGCAACACCACCTTCGGTCAGGTGTCCATCGGGGCGCATAAACTGGGTACGCTCGTCAAGGTATCCGAAGAACTGTTGAACGATTCTGCCTTCGACCTGGAAGGATACATGGCGCAGGAGTTTGCCAGAAGGCTTGGCAATGCCGAAGAAGAAGCCTTCCTCACCGGCACCGGAACGGATCGTCCGTCCGGCATCCTCGTTGATGCCGCCGGTGCTTCGGATGGCTCGACTGCCGCCTCTGCTACGGCGATTACCTTCGACGATTTGATCGAATTGTACTATTCGCTTCGTGAGCCGTACCGCAAGTCGGCTACATTGCTGCTGCATGAAAGCACTGTCAAGGCCATCCGGAAGCTGAAAGATACGCAGGGCCAGTATATCTGGCAGCCTTCCGTCAGCGCCGATGTACCGGATAAGATTCTGAACTGCCCTGTCGTCACCAGCCGGTATATGCCGCAGATGGCAGCTGATGCCAAGACGGTGCTGTTCGGTGACTTCTCCTATTACTGGATTGCCGATAGGCAGGGGCGCACCTTTAAGCGCCTAAACGAATTATACGCCGTTACCGGTCAGGTCGGCTTTCTTGGCTCTCAGCGTGTCGACGCCAAGATCGTTCTGCCGGAAGCCATCAAGACACTCAAGCAGGCCAGCAAATAACAGAAGGAGGGTGGCAGCATGGCAGTAACACGGGATGAAGCTAAATTATACCTGCGTATTGATAACGATGTAGAGGATGCCTTGATCGACAGCCTGATCCAGTCCTCCACGACGACGGTGGAAAATGTACTGCGCCATCCGCTAAGTGACTACACCACATTGCCGGAGGACATCAAAACAGCTATCCTGTATGGGGTGGCCTATCTGTACGAAAACCGGGATACAGCAGACTTCGATGCCATGATTAAGCTCATGCGGGCCATGCTGTTTTCCTACCGGGATGAGGTGTTCTGATGGATATCGGGGAAATGAAACAGCGAATTGAGTTTGTAGTGGAGGAGAATGTCTCCGACGGACAGGGCGGGTATGACAGCACCCTGGTCAGCAAGGGCAGCACCTGGGCCAAAGTGACCAATATCCACGGCGGGGAGTATTTCTTCGCCGCAGCCGTTCATCTGGAAAAGGATGTGTCGTTTGTCATCCGGTACCGCTCAGATATCTCGGAAAAATGGTTCATCAAGTTCCGCAATCAGAAATACAACATCCAGTTTATCGATAATGTAAAATACGGGGACCAGTATCTGGAAATCAAGGCTACCCTGGCGGGGTGATGAAAATGACCTGGAATGAAATACGAATCGGGTGTGCAGCGATCGGCGCCTGGCTGGGCTGGTTCATCGGCGGGTTTGACAATCTGCTCTATGCCCTGCTGACGTTTGTCTGTCTGGATTATATTACCGGGGTGCTATGTGCCTGCCGGGAACGGCAGCTATCCAGTGAGATCGGCTTTATGGGCATCTGCCGGAAGGTGCTTCTTTTTGTACTCGTCGGTGTCGCTCATACGCTGGATGAGACAATGCTCGGCTCCGGCAGTGCCTTACGAACTGCCACCATCTTGTTCTACTTGTCCAATGAAGGACTTTCCATTGTGGAAAATGCCGCACGAATGGGACTTCCCATACCGGATCGGCTGCAGGAAGCATTGAAGCAACTACGAAAATAAGAATATATACCATGGACCTGCTGGAGTCTCATCACTCTGACAGGTCTTTTTTTATGCCTTGGGTTCGAATAGCAGTTTATTTTATCGACTACAGATATAAAGACTAACGAAATAGGTTTACTTTCCCCCATTTCATGGCCTATCTGTAAGGAGATGATTTGCTATGAACGACAGCCATACACTCGAAGCAGGCGAGATACAAGCTGAATCAAAGTCAATATCGCAGGAACAACTGCAGCACGAAGTCGATTATATCCGTGCCCAACACATACTGCAGTTCCTATTCCATAAAGGCCTGCTTTCTGCTGATGAATTTGCCAAAATAACGGCAGTAAACCGAAAAACATTTTCACCGGTATTAGCAGCTATATTGCCCCCTATTCCTTGATATATCCGGCATATAGAGGTACTATGTCACACTACAAGGAGGTGAAAATCCATGAAAACGGTGACAAAAATCGGAGGTCAGCTTGTATTCCCTACGCAAAAACATAAGCTGCGGGTAGCGGCCTACTGCCGAGTATCCACTGATAGTGAGGAGCAATTAGTCAGCCTTGCCACACAACGAAAGCACTATGAAACCTACATTACGGCAAACCCGGACTGGGAGTTTGCCGGTATTTATTATGATGAAGGTATTACCGGCACGAAAAAAGAAAAGCGCCCAGCCCTACTCCACCTGATAGACGATTGCGAGCATAAAAAAATAGACTTCATTGTGACAAAGTCTATCAGCCGATTTGCACGCAATACCACCGATTGTCTGGAACTGGTCCGTAAATTACTGGAGCTTACCGTTTATATTTATTTTGAAAAAGAAAACCTGAATACCAGCTCAATGGAAAGCGAACTCATGCTATCGATTCTAAGCGGCTTGGCGGAAAATGAATCGGTATCGATTGCCGAAAACAGCACCTGGTCCATACAGCGCCGTTTCCAAAATGGCACCTTCAAACTTGCTTACGCGCCGTATGGGTATGATGTAATAGAGGGAAAATTGGTGCTGCAGCCGGAACAGGCTACGATTGTAAAAGCTATGTTTGATCAAACACTCTCCGGTATTGGCACGGATGCCATTGCCAAGGAATTAAATGCAAAGGAAATTCCGGCTAAACGCAGTACCCATTGGACTGCGACAACCATTCGCGGCATATTGAAAAACGAGAATTACACTGGAGATGTCATCTTCCAGAAAACGTATACTGATTCGCATTTTAATCGCCATCACAATCATGGTGAAAAAGATAAATACCGGGTGGAAGACCACCACGAAGCCATCATCACCAAGGACATATTTGAAGCAGCCCAGCAGGTCATTCGGCAGCGTGGCAAAGAAAAAGGTGCGCTGCCGCAGAATAAAAAGTACCAGAACTGTTATCCGTTTTCTGGTATCATTCGATGCCATCAATGTGGCGCTACCTTCAAGCGGCGTATCCAAGGCGGTCACAATTCCTATGTAGCTTGGTGCTGCGCCACCCATGTAGCAGATACCACAAAATGCTCGTTAAAATACATCAAGGAAGCAGCACTAGAATATGCTTTTGTTACGATGATGAATAAGCTCATCTTTGGTCATGCCTTTGTTTTAAAGCCGCTGCTTGCCAGTTTGCGTA